GCAAGGGCGTTGCTGAAGGTGCAGTAATGAAAGCAATCGACAAAGCAACTACAGAGTTCTACGCAAGAAATAACTCTCAACGATTTAGGAGAGCTGCGTAATGCCATTTCCAGATATTCTCATTGGTTCCAAGTTTGACGGCAAAGGCTTTAAGCAAGCCGAGACAGCACTTGGTAAGTTAAACAAAGGGGCAAAGAGCCTTGGTAAAACCCTTGGCGTAAGCCTTGGCGCAGCCGCGGTAGTCGCTTTTGGTAAGGTGACAGTTAAAGCCTTTATGGACGACCAGAAAGCTGCTGCTCAACTTAGCAACACAGTTAAGAACCTTGGGCTTGCCTTTGCTGATACTGATATTCAAAAGTTCGTCGAGAAGTTATCTTTAGCGACAGGCGTGGCAGATGACGACCTTCGTCCAGCCATGCAGAAATTACTTCAGACCACAGGTTCGGTTATTGAAAGCCAGAAGTTACTGACAACTGCTATAGACATTTCTAAGGGCAGTTCAACCGATATGGCTACCGTTGCTCTGGACTTAAGCAATGCCTTCGTGGGTAATAACAAGGGTCTTAAGAAGTATGCACTAGGACTTAGCGCGGCAGAGTTAAAGACCGCTTCTTTCGATAAAGTCCTCAAAGCGTTTAACCGTAACTTTGCTGGTGCTGGTAAAGCGGATCTCGCTACAGTTGCAGGGCAATTTGGTCTTATTACTAATGCAGCTAAAGAAGCAGAAGAAACTATTGGTAGCGGTCTTATAGATGCGTTTAAGACTCTTACAGGCGATACAGGCATTACTAGCCTCAGTACCAAGATAAGCCAGTTGGCAACTAACATTGCTGACTTCTTCAGAGGCTTGGCAATCGGATTCCGCGACTTGGCTAATATGCCAGTTATTAAACAACTTTTACAATTGGCTGGTCTTATGCTCAAGTTGGCTGGTAAGGTCGCTGGGGCAGTTATTAATCCGTTCATCGAGGCTGGCAAGGCTTCTACCGCTAAAGGCTATGGTGATTACGCAGGTAGCACAGACGCAACCACTCGCGCCAAGAACGCGGCAGCAGCAGCCAAGGCAGAAGCAGACGCTAAGAAGCGCGCTAAAGAACTATTGGCAGCACAGACCAAGAACACAGCAGAATTGAAGAGGCAAGCTGCACTTAAGAAAGACGGCACAATCTTTGACATGCAGCAGATAGAACTCATTGCTGCCCTTAAAGGTAAATTGTCTGACGATGACCGCAAGCGCGCTGAACTTCAATTAGCCTTGCTTAATGGCAACCTCGATGAAGCTGACAAGTTAACCAAACAGATTCTTATGGCTCAGGACGCTACTGGCAATCTATACAAGTACTTCTTACAGACACCAGACGCTAAGAACCCTTTTGGTTATCTTGACACATGGATTAAAGACTTCCAGACCAAGTTAAATGCTTTGCAGTTCCCAGACCTATCCAAGCCAAGTACATATATTGGCGCAGGAATGGATCCCGCATTAGCAGCACTTGGTGTTGTAGCAGGTTATGGCGCAGGGACTCCAATGACAGTAGCCAGCCAAGCCTCAACAACATTAGGCAACGGTTCATATGGCATGCAATCAACCTCTGGTTTCGTTTCAACACAATCCGTAACTGGCTCTAACGTGCAGGTATATGTTCAAGGCAGCGTAGTGACCGATCAAGAACTCATTGACGCAATTCAAGCAGGATTGCAGTCCAACAGTCTTTCGGGCTCACCTAGCGCGATTGGTCGTATTGCTGGAATGTTCGGCTAATGGCGCTACCAGCACAAATATCGGTTTCCTTTGATTATTCCGCAGGAGCCACTTTTGCGTTTCAAGGTTTAGTAATTGGCGACGCTAAGTTTGGTTTGCTTGGTACAGGAAAATTAGCAGCAGAAACTAGCGGCGGTGAACCTGTAGTTGATTTAACTCCTAACGTATATCAGATTTCAATTACTCGAGGTCGTAATATCCAACGCGACCAGTACGAGGCTGGCACATGCGTAGTCCGTGTATTAGACCCTCAATCTTATTTTAACCCGCAGAATACAGCTTCTCCATATTATGGTTATCTTGCTCCATTGCGCAAAATTCGCGTAGCTGCTACAACGGCAACTACTCAAAAATTCTTATTTTCTGGATATGTCACAGACTATAAATATACTTACCCAGTCAATCAGGACACAGGATACGTTGATATCTCATGCACAGATGGATTCCGTCTATTTCAGATGGCTAACATCACTACTGTCTCAGGCGGCACAGCAGGGCAGACTACATCTGCTCGATGGAATTCTATTCTTGACCAAGTGTCTTTTCCTTCTTCAATGCGTACTTATTCAACTGGCTTAAATACTTGCGTAGTTGATCCTTCCACTTCCAGAACTAGCCTTGCCGCGGCGCTTAACGCAGCTTTTTCTGAAACTGGCGCTTTTTATATGGACGGTACTGGTCAAGCCATATTCAAAAATCGTACAGACGTTATGAATTCGCTATCCAAGACACCAGTAGTTTTCAATCAAACTGGCGGGATTCCTTACCGTAACCTTAAGTTCTCCTTTGATGACAAGCTCATCATCAACCAAGCTAACTTCGCTCGAGTTGGTGGATCAACACAGGTAGCCTCAAACCAGTCCTCAATAGATAAATACTTTCCACACAGCATTACTCAAACTGACCTCGTAGCTGAGACAGATACCATTGTCAATAACATTGCTTTAGAATATGTCGCTACTCGACAGGCAACCGATATCCGTATTGACGAGATGGTTGTGGACTTGCTTGATACAGCAGTACCAACCGACACAATGATTGGGCTGGACTTCTTTGATAACTTGCTCATAACCAATATTCAGCCGGACGGTTCAACTATTGTAAAGAACTTGCAATATCAAGGCGTCAAATGGGATATCACCCCGAATAAAATGATGTGCACTATTACGACTCTCGAACCAATCGCTGACGGGTTCGTAATGGGAAGTTCGTATTACGGTATAATCGGCACTAATACATTGAGTTACTAGGAGAATCATGGCAGCAGGACAAGGATTTAAGACATTTGCGACAGGGGACGTGCTGACAGCAGCCGATACCAACGGTTACCTTATGAGTCAGACCGTTATGGTCTTTGCAGATTCCTCGGCTCGTTCAACAGCTATTACAAGCCCACAACAAGGCATGATTTCATTCCTTAAAGGAACCAACTCAACTGAATATTACAACGGTTCAGCATGGGTAACAATTGGTGGCAGTTCAAGCGGTGGAATGACGCTTATTTCTACAACTGCTTTAACTTCAGGTTCAACTCAGGTTCTTAGTTCTATTCCAACAAGTTACAAAAATTTGTATTTAGTGATTCGCGACGTTAAATTTTCGGTAGCAGCTGGATTAAAGTTTCGTTTCAATAGTGATAGCACAGCCAATCGTCACGCATTACAGCAATCATTTACTGTCGCAAACCAGAGTTTTAATACTACTGGTATTGATATGCTTCAAAACGGGCTAAATGCAACTAGTGAACTTGGAATGATTACGTGTTCAATTCCTGATTATGCCAATACTGTAACTTGGAAACAAGTTGAAATAAATGCTTTTGTAAGTGCATCAACAAGTACAAACTATAATTGGGATAAAACTTTTGGTTTTTATAATCAAACTTCAGCAATTACGTCAATAGATTTAGTAACCACGTCAACATTTGTTGATGGGACAGCACTACTTTATGGAGTATCATAATGACTAAAAATGAAATGCCAGTTGTCGTAATTAACAATACTCAAACTGGGGAAACGATTTCTCGCCCAATGACAGATGAGGAATATTCAGTATTTTTAATTGATAAAGAAACCGATTTTGCTTCTAAAAATTAATCATGCACCCACAATTATGCAAAGCAGGACAGCAACTTAGGCTGCAAATCGATGATACTTATTCAGACAGAGATAGAACCTCAGACGGCTGGATTGGCGACACACGTCATCAAGCAGGTGTGTCTGATCACAATCCTGATGCAATGGGTATCGTACGAGCGATTGACATTGACAGGGATTTATCTGGCAAAGCAAAACCAGACCTCATGCCTAACCTTGCAGATCAGATACGACTCTGTGCTCGAGCTGGCGATAAGAGAATCTCTTATGTCATCTTTGACGGAAAAATCACATCGAGTAAGAAGGCTTGGGTTTGGCGTCCTTATGATGGGATTAATAAGCACAATCATCATTGCCATATCTCATTTACTCAAGCAGGCGACAACGATTCTTCGTTCTTTAATATCCCAATGTTAGGTGGCAAATAATGGCAAGTACATATAACTCAACTATCGACCAAGGTTCTGATTGGTACTTGACCCTTATCTATAAGGATTCATCAGGCACAGCCATTAACCTAACTGGATATACGGCTGCTATGCAGTTGCGTGTAAACCCTAACAGCGCAACGGCTGACCTCACGTTATCTACAGGATCAGGTATTACCATTACTGGTTCTACTGGCACTATCGTCGTTCATGCTACTGCCACACAAACTGCTGCTTTGGTTGCTAAAAATTATGTCTATGACCTTGAAATTAAATCTTCTGGCAATATCGTTACTCGCCTTATCCAAGGCACTCTCAATGTAAGTGCAGAGGTAACTCGTGTCTGAGATAGTAATTATCCAACCTGACGAAAACAATGTAGTTGTAGAACAGGTTACTCAACTTGTTCAAACTGCTGCTAATAGCCTTCCCGGCCCTCAAGGGCCACAAGGGTCACAAGGCGCAACAGGAGCAACAGGAGCAACAGGAGCGACAGGTGCTAAAGGTGACACGGGCGCAACTGGTGCTACTGGGTCTGCTGCCACTATTGCGGTTGGAACAACATCTACTGGTGCAGCTGGTACTTCTGCTTCTGTAAACAATTCTGGTACTTCTTCTGCCGCTGTATTTAACTTCACTATCCCACAAGGTGCTAAAGGTGATACAGGTAATTCTGGTACTAACGGCACAAACGGAACTGCCGCTACTATCGCGGTCGGTAGCACAACTACAGGCGCGGCGGGAACATCAGCGTCCGTAACTAATTCTGGTACTTCATCAGCTGCAACTTTTAACTTTACTATTCCTAGAGGAGACACAGGAGCAACTGGTAGTACAGGTTCAACTGGGGCAACCGGATCATCAGGAGTCATAGAGGTAACTGCCCCTATTACTAACTCTGGAACATCTACTTCTGCAACAATCGGCATAGATCAAGCATCTTTAACTATTGCTGAATCTCAGGTAACTAACCTAGTCACAGACTTAGCAGCTAAAGTCCCTACATCTTGCACGATTTCAACTACTGCGCCTCTTACTGGTGGTGGAGATTTATCGGCTAACAGAACTTTGGCAGTCTCGGCTGGATCTACTTCGGCAGCGGGTGTTCTACAACTCACAGATTCAACATCATCGACTTCTACATCAACTGCGGCTACTCCTGCTGCGGTAAAGACTGCTTATGATAACGCAATTACAAAAATGCCTACTCTTAGATCATATTCAGGTCTTTATGTAAGATCACCAATTAGCGGAATGTTCAAATCAATTGTGGCTCATCAAACTACTTATTATCAACCAATTCATATTTCTAAAACAACCACATTTGATAGAATTGCTTTGCATACTCAAGCAGATTTTGTAGGTTCTACAACTGTCCGAATGGGTATTTATAATGATTCTGATGGACTTCCTACAACTGTTTTATTAGATGCAGGCACAGTATCTCCAAGTGTAGTAAACACTAATTATCAAATTACTATAAGTCAATCTTTAAGCCCAGGCTTATATTGGCTAGCTTTTTGCCAACAAGGAACAGCTGCAACAATAGGTAGTTATTTTGGAGCTGCTGCAGCATCATCTTTGTCAAATGTAATGTTATTTCAAACAACAAGCACTTTTGGCGGAAATCTAGTTCAAGGATTTTCACAATCTTCTGTAACAGGAGCATTTGCTACCGCTGGCACTTTAGCAAATAATACTTCTACACCTTATGTCTGGTTAAGGGCGGCGTAATGCATAAATCAATTACTTACGGCATTGGTGGCTATGACGAATCTAAGCCTAATAACAACATTGTAGAAGAAATCGATATCCCAGATCAGGAGACAGAATGAAAAACCCAATCGTACTAAGCATCGGAGCATTCCTAGCAGTCTGGGGTACTACCTCAAACTTCTCGCTAGATTACCGCTCAATCCTTGGCTCAATCGTCGCTGGCGTATTTGGTTACGCAACTCCGAAAAGGTGAGCGCGGGTGATTTTGCTGCTTGGGCTGTGGCTGTTGTCAGCATTCTTGGTGGTATGGCTACATATACACAATTCATGATTAAGCATTACCTCAGCGAACTCAAGCCCAATGGCGGCGGCTCAATCAAAGACCAAGTTAATCGATTAGAAGCGCGTGTCGATACCATTATCGAGATGTTAGGTAAGTAACACTTATCCCATGGCTAAGAAAAGGGTCATTGACCTAGACACTTACAACGCTTTAGATTCGTGGGCTATTACATTGAATGAAATGTATAAAGCGTTGCGCCGTAGCGGTTTTGCTGTAGATATTGCTCTTGCAATTATTGTAGATCGCGATGCTTATCCCGATTGGATTTTGCCTTCACTTCCCAATCGAATAGACAATATCCCCTACGATGACGAGGACGAAGATTAAGCGAATTGTGATTCTCTCAGACCTGCAAGTGCCTTTCGAGGACGTGCATGTCGTGAATAACATTGCCAAGTTCCTACAGAAGTTTAAGCCAGACCAGACAGTCACGATTGGTGACGAGATTGACTTTCAGACTATATCCAAGTGGTCAGAAGGTACGCCGCAAGCCTATGAGCAGACTCTAGGCGATGACCGAGACAGGTGTGTTGACCTTCTCTGGGAACTAGGCGTCACAGATTGCATACGATCCAACCATACAGACCGCATCTACAACATAATCATGAAAAAGATTCCTAGCTTCTTATCCTTGCCAGAACTTAGGTTTGAGAAGTTTATGAAATTCGATGAACTAGGCATAACCTTCCATAAGACTCCCATGAACATAGCGCCTAACTGGATTGCAGTCCACGGCGACCATACGCCCATCAAGCAGCTAGGCGGGCTCTCAGCCCTCGAGGCGGCTCGTAGGCACGGCAAGAACGTCATCTCAGGACATACTCACAGAGCAGGGCGTAGCGCCTTCACAGAAGCCTCTGGAGGGCGTTTAGGGCGTGTTCTACACGGTGTTGAGGTAGGCAACCTCATGGACTTCAAACAGGCTTCATACACCAAGGGAACGGCTAATTGGCAGCAAGCGTTTGCCATCATGTATGTGCATGGATCAACCGTACAAGTTGACATTATTAACATAGAAAAGAACGGTACGTTCATCGTGCAAGGCAAGGTTTATGGAAGGGTTCGCTAGACCTGATTTCGGTGACGAGACTGTGGACGAAATCGTTATCATTTCGTTATACAAGTTTGGCTTCTGTCGCCTCCGTCTGATGTAATACTTCTGCCGTACACGAAATACGGCGTACAGAAGGGCTCACATGAATATAGATCACGCACTACTACTCATGGCAATCACGGCTGGATTCTTCGGCTTCTTGATTGGCTACTCAAAAGGACACGAACACGGCAAGATTGCTGGTCGTATCGCTTACCGCAAGTCACAGCGCACACTCGAGCAGGTGGGTCGATGAATGCTAGAGACTATCTCAACGAAGCGAGAGCTACTATCCAAGACCGAGGACTTGATTACGGTCACCCTAGCGACAATATGCAGCGCACAGCCGCACTCTGGAGCTCATACCTCGAAATGCCAGTTACGGATTATCAGGTGGCGATGTGTATGGCATTGGTCAAAATCGCAAGAAGCATGGAGACTGCAAAGTCAGACACTTACGTCGACCTTGTCGCGTACGCTGCAATAAGCGGTCAACTACACACAGAGGAGAACGATCTCTATGTTTAATTTAGAAGATTACGAGACAGTTGAAGAACGATTAATTAAGTATTGGAAGGAGCACCCAGATGGGCGCATTGAGACAAAGCTTATTGAAGCAAGTGCTACACGTTTTATCGTACAGGCTTACATATACAGAACTGAGGCTGATCAACACCCTTGGAGTTCTGGGCTCGCGGAAGAAACGATACAAGGTCGTGGAGTCAACGCTACTTCTGCTCTTGAAAATTGTGAAA